TTGCTATTATAAGACTCTATCAATCCGATATGTTACAGAACCTAATTAAAGTTTTACCGGATAGTGCCGATATAGTAAAGGAGTGGGACGCAATAGTGAAAGACACTTCTCCTAAATTCCAGCTTCATCCGACGTGTTCCACTCATTTAACCATTGCCTCACTCTACGCATGGATTAACTGTTACAACTACACATATGAAGTTCAACAAGAAAGTGATGATCCAAATGATGAATACTGGGAACGAGAAGCCGAGCGAATTAATAACGCCGGAGCAGTTGGAGAGCTATTTACAGGTGATGAGGAAATATCAGGCGACTTCCCTAGCAATTGGTGGCGTTAAGATTGAATGCCTACCTGATATGGACATCGGTGAAGAAGTAGTCGAACAAGAAGAGATGATCTATGACGATTTTACGTGAAAAACTATATAACAGACCTCAATCAGATACCCCTTACGAGGATTGGTGGACGGTTGACGATCAGGATATTCATCAACATTTAATTCAACTGATTAATGTTATTGATGAAAATCAGTCTGAACGTAGATGGGACGATCTTGTTCATGGTAAATTATACCAAGATAGTCCTATGGTCAGTAAAGGGCGTCGTAAACAAAATTCAGTAACATATAACGTTATTAAGGCGTGTATTGATACATTAGTTGCTAAAATCGGTCAGAATAAGCCAAGACCCCGTATCTTAACGGAAAAAGGTAACTATGATCAGCAACAACGAGCTAAGAATTTAACTAAATATCTTGATGGTATGTTACATACATCAGGTGCTTATAGATATGGCCCACAAGTATTCAAAGACGGTGGTGTTTTTGGTACGGGCGCTTTAAAGATTTATGTTGAGGATAATGAGGTTAAAACCGAGCGCGTTCTAATTACTGAACTATTAGTTGATGATTTAGAAGGTGCTTATGGTAAGCCTCAATCAATGTATCAGAAAAGAGTAGTTTCTAGGGGTTTATTAAAGCAACAATTCCCAGCGCATGCAGGAATAATTGATGAAGCGCCCCCGGCTGAAATAGCGAATAAGAAACAGCAAACTGTTGAATTGATTACGGTTCATGAGGCGTGGCATCTAGGAAAAGAAGGTAAGCACGCTATTGTAATTGATACCGGTACGTTACTATGTGAAGAATGGAAGCTTGATTGTTTTCCGTTTGCTTTTTTCCGTTATAATACTAGCTTAGCTAGCTTTTACGGTACAGGTATTGCCGAGGACTTAAAAGGAACTCAAGCTGAAATAAACAAATTATTGCGTGATATCCAACGCGCTCAAAACCTTGTAGCGGTTCCTCGTGTATGGGCTGAATATAGTTCTAAATTAGTTCCAGCGCATTTAAACAATGAGTTTGGTTCCGTAGTTAAATACAAAGGTCAAAAGCCTACGATTGAAACCCCAACAGCCATGAGCAATGAGATTTATGGGCACGTTAAGTGGTTGATTCAATCAGCATTCGAAAAAGTCGGTATTTCTCAGTTAGCGGTTGCTAGTAAAAAGCCAGCGGGCTTAGATTCTGGTCGAGCTATCCGGGAATTTAGAGACACAGAGAGTGAGAGATTTACATCACTTACGAAACAATATGAAGAATTTTATGAGGATGCAGCCCGTATCATTATCGATATGAGTAAAGAGCTTTATCAGGGTGGGTCTGATTATAAAGTATCTGTAGAAAACCGCGACTTTGTTGAAACGATTAAGTGGTCTGATGTCAATATGGATAAGGATAAGTTTGTTCTTAGAATTCAGTCATCATCACTATTTCCAACGCAACCAGCTGCCAGACTTCAAAAAGTTGAAGAGTTAGTAAGAGCTGGCTGGATCAGTAAAGAATCAGCAATAGGTATGCTTGATTTCCCTGATGTTGCTGCATGGACTACGCTTGAAACTGCGGGCGAGGAATATGTCGCTAAAATTATTAATGATATTCTAAGTTCAGGTGAGTACACTCCCCCTGAGCCAGAAATACTACCTGAGCGGGCAATTAATTATGCTCGTAAAGCGTATCTTGAGGCACGCCGGACGGGTGCTGATGAAGAACGCACAGAAATGGTATTACGTTGGATTGAGGCCGCTAGTGTTTTCCTAGCCCCTGTTGCCCCTCCAACTTCAGTACCAATGCCGGCCCCTGCACAACCGGAACAAGGAACACCTACTGCTAACCCAATGCCATTACCTACTACAGGCTTGGCACCACAAATATAGGACGTAAAATGCCAGTATTATTAAAAGTTATTCATTCACAAATGTTTAAACATCTTATTATTGGATTGTTTAAGATCTATGCTAAACACTCAGATAATAAGGTTGATGATGAAGTTGTAAAACTAATTGAGGAGATAATTTAAGATGTCTGAAGAAACCCCACAACAAGACAACGTACAACCAGCTGAAGAGCAACAACCAGTAGAAGAGCAGCAACAGCCCCAAGTTGATTTATCTAGTAACTTTGCTGAGTTACGCCGTAAAGAGCGTGAATTACACTCGCAACAAGCTAAGATAAAAGAAACGGTTGAAGCTGAAAAAAGTAAATTTTTTGAGGAGTTAAAGGCTGACCCCTATACTACCTTAAATAAATATGGGATTTCTACTTCTCAACTAGGCGAGCAAATGTTAGCCCTACCTATGGAAGAAGTCGAGGAAGAACAAGATTCAGCCCTCCAAAAGGAAATCGAAGAATTAAAGGCGTGGCGTAAAGAGCGTGAGGATGCTGAGATTGCCCGCCGACAAGAAAACGAAGTTAACAAGTACCGTAAAGAGGTATTTTCCGTAGTAGAGCAAGAGGCCGATAAATTTGAGTTAATTAATGCATCGGATGACGGAAAGAAACTTTATTGGGATACTGTTACAGCATATGTTCGTGAATATGGAGAAACACCAGATTTAACGAAACTTGCGAATAAGGTTGAGGATCACTTATATGAGCGTGCAAAAAAATTACTAGGCACAAGCAAATTTAAGGTATCTGAAGAACCTAAACCAGAACCGAAGGTTGAGCAACCCAAGAGCCAGTCGAACACTATAAGCAATGCAATGACAGGGCGGCATATACCCAAAGTAACATCGGTGAACTCAAAAGAATCAGTAGGGATTTCCTCTAAGTATGATGAGTATGTTCGCCAACAAAAACAAGCTACTTTTAACAAATTTTTTGCAGATAAGGATTAATTACTATGCAAGACATGACTTCATTCGACGCGGCTCTTAAAGAGCATTACAACAACCAAATGGTTGAAAACCTAGTTTACAAAAACAACCCTCTTTTGGCTATGTTGCCTAAATACGAGGGATTCGGTGGACGTAACTACCCAATGCCATTAATCTATGGTAACCCACAAAACCGTTCTTCAACTTTTTCAAACGCTGTAGGACTTTCCTCAGAATCTCAAGTTGAAGCTTTTACCCTTACTAGAGTAAAAAACTACTCAATGGCTTTCATTGACGGTGAAACTCTTGACGCATCTAAAGGCGACAAAAACGCTTTTATGAGTGCTTTAACTACTGAGATTGACGGTGCATTTGCTTCAATCTCTAACGATATCGCTTTTGGTATCGGTCGTGATTCTTCTGGTTACAGAGCGCAAGTTAATGCTGAGCCAGCTGAAGCTGCTAGCACAGTTATAACTTTGAAGAATGCTGAAGACGTTGTTGGGTTTGAATTAAACCAAGACATCGTTATTCACTCTGCTAAGTCTGGTGGATCACAACGTGTATATGACTCTGGCGTTACTAGCGGCCTTATCAGTGCTGTTGACAGAAGTGCTGGAACTATCACTATCAACGCTGCATACACTTCAAGTGGAACTATCGCTGCCGACGATTACATCTTTGTAAACGGTGACCGCGGAAACAAAATCTCTGGTCTTGAAGATTGGATACCTGATAGCGCCCCTAGTTCAAGTGCTTTCTTCGGTGTTGATCGTTCTGTAGATACTAACCGTTTAGGTGGAATCAGAACTAGTGGTACTTCAATGCCAATCGAAGAGGCTCTAATCGAAGCTGCTATGGATATCGGCCGTGAAGGTGGAAATCCTGATTACGCATTCTTGAACTACAAGCAATACGCTAAATTGGTTAAATCTCTAGGTTCTAAAGTTCAATACATCGACCTTGACGTAAACGGCGTTGTTGGATTCCGCGGTGTTCTTATCCACGGTGCAAACGGCCCAATCAAAGTATTGGCTGACCGTTCAATCAGAGATAGCCGAGCATACCTACTTTCAATGAACACTTGGGAGCTTGCGTCTCTTGGACCATTGGTTAAAATGCTACAAGCTGACGGAAACAAATTGCTACGTCAATCTAGTGCTGATGCATACGAAGTTCGTATCGGATCTTACGCACAACTAGGATGTAAAGCACCGGGACATAACGGTGTTGTTACATTAGACTAATACTGACTACATCTGGGTACATGTTTAAACTGCCCGCATTAATCTTAACTTTAAAGGAAAACCAATGGCAAGTTCATACCATTACCGAAATCACCAATCTAAGGAAGCTAACGTAACTGAGCTATTCCTACGGGCTGATATCGGTGCTTCCGGCGCTCCTACTCTTGATACCGCAGCATCTAAAGGTATAGCCTCTATCGTACGCGACGATACAGGTGATTACACTATAACTCTAAGCGAAGCTTATAATTCTTTGCTTATGGTTGATGTTATGGTTCTTGAAGCCGATGACACTGATATTACTCACCAAGTTATCTCTCAAGATGTTAGTAACTCAACCCCAACCGTAAAAGTCGGATTCCACGCCGCTGCTTCTCCAGTTGATCCCCCTAATGGATCTGACGTTTACATGAGAATCACTGTTAAAAATTCTAGTGTTTAATTACAGCCCCCTCATGGGGGTTCCCCACCACTTAAGGTTATATTATGATATTTAGTAAAGATAAAGACAATGATGCGATGATGATTGCTCAAATTGTTAAAGAGGATAAAGAGCCTGAAGTAGATCCAAGAATGGAAGCCCGTAAGATGGCTGTTCGTAAAATGATGGACGCTATGAAATCTGATGATGCAGAGCAATATATGGTTGCTATGGATGAATTAAGGGACATAGACAGTGACGACCTTAGCTGATATAAAAAATAGAGCGCGTAGACGTGCCGATATGGTCAATAGTCAGTTTATCTCTGATGCTGAGTTATTAGACTTTATCAATGCATCTTATGCCGAATTGTATGACTTAATAGTTCAAACATATGAGGACTATTTTGTAACATCGACAACATTTACATTAACTTCAAGTGACGCTGGGGTTTATACCCTACCGTCAAATTTCTATAAATTAAAAGGGGTTGACTACGAGTTAGGTGGAAACTATACCACTATTTACCCCTTTAAGTGGAATACCAGAAACTTACGTCAACGAGCCATAAATAGGTTATATGCTGGTGATTATGATTTATCATATAAATTACTAGCGTCAACTATACGGTTCGAACCTAGCGATAATGCTACGGGCAATTTTCAAATTTGGTATATCCCAGCATACACGGCGTTATCTAGTGATACTGATGTTATCGATACAGTGATCACCCGAAGTAATTGGGAGGAATACATTGTAATTGACGCCGCTATTAAAATGCTCGCTAAAGAAGAATCAAGCACAACTCATTTAGAACGAGCTAAGAAAGACATAATCAAGCGCTTAGAGTCCGCTGCGGGCGATCGTGATGTTGATCAACCTGAAAGCATTATGGATGTAAATAGGCGCGATTACTTAGAAGAATGGATCGATGAAGAGTTTTAAACGGGTTCATACCCCTAATGAATTATTAAACAGGGTACAAGATAATATGTCCTTGTTTGCTGATGCCCTAGTTAAGATCCCCTTATTAGACGGTATCTTGGTTAAGGATGTTGCGCTAGGAACTACTGAAGTTCGTATCAATCATACATTAGGACGTAAACCGCAAGGCTGGATAATCGTAAAGAAAAACGCCGCGGCGGATATTTATGAATCTGGCTCAACTCTCACCGATCGATACCTATCATTAACTGCAACGGCGACCGTGACCGCCTCTATATGGATTTTTTAAATGGCAACTTTAAATATGAATTTAAACTTACCTACTGTTGGGATAACAGCGGGGCCGACATATGCAAACCAATTAAACACGGCGCTTGAGGCTGTTGACGCGCATGATCATACTTCTGGTAAAGGTGTTCAAATACCTTCCGCTGGTATAAATATCAACGCTGATTTAGCTTTTAACTCCTATGGTATTACAGCATTAAAATTTTTAGGGTTAGAAACTCAATCAACAGCCCCTTCAACAAATAAATCTGTTTATGTAGATAATTCCAATGACTTATATTATAAGAATGCTTCTGGTGTATCTGTCCAACTTACTAATGGTGGCTCAATCAATTCTGTGGGTTCCGGGGTTATTACCTATAGTTCTGTTGGTGCTTATCCATATTCGGTTGTTGTAGGAGACGCGCAAAAAATACTGGGTGTTGATACATCTGCTGCCAGAACAATAAATCTACCAGCCGCCGTCAATGCTATGTGGTTTGGTATCAAGGATATTACAGGAACCGCTAACACGCATAATATCACAGTAGACGCTAACGGCGCTGATACTGTTGACGGGGCGGGTACTCATACTATCGATGAAAACTCTGCATCTAGGATTTTTATATCTGATGGTGTAAATAAATGGTTCGTGGTTTAATATGGTTTTAAGAAAACAAAACATTGATGTACCGTTTACGGGCGGCCTAAATCAAAAAGTATCAAACAAACTTCTTAAACCCTCAGAAATGAGAAAGTTAGAAAATGGGCGATACTTGAAAAACGGTCGTATTGATAAACGGTATGGTTATACTAACTTAGGTCAAGATGTAAACACGGGTACTTTAGCGTCACCTTCTGTTTTATTATCATCAGGCAATGAGTTATTGATGGGTAGTGAGGACTACTTATACTCTTATTCAGCCGCTGATTCTACATGGTACCGTAAAGGTGAATTATCAATTGGTAGGGCCGCTGTTGAACAAATATCAGGTTCTCCTGTTTCAGCATCAAATGTTGATGTTATATCAAATAAGGGGATACGAGTAGCTGTATGGAAAGAAACAAACTACCATTATGCGGTTTATGATGAGTCAACTGGAAGTAGTATTATACCTAAAGCTACTCTCAGTGTAGCCCAAAAAAACCCAAGATTATTGAAAACAAGTAATGATATATTTATACTTTACGGTGATTCTGGTACTAACATTCAGTTTACTAGGATACCTTTATCGAACCCCGACAGCGCTAGCTCTGGCTCTTTTATTAATGATCTACACGCTAACGGTGCATTTGATTGCGTTGGGCTTGACGCTAACATATTTGTATTTTATCGGATTAGTGGTACAGGTAATAGTAAGATATCTCGTATAGATGTTGATACTTTATCCGTAGACCTTAGTCAAACAATAAGTGGTGCTGGCCCAGCTAGCGCGGCTGAAATCGGTATGTCAACTTATTACGTTACAAGCTTAGCTAAAGATCAGATTGCAGTTGCCTACACAACTAGCGCATCAAATGTTTTAGCGGTTCAAGCATGGGATGTGAGTTTAACGACAACTTTCGGCGCGGTTGGTCTACTAGGATCAGGACTAAACGTGGCTTACCCAATTGTCTCGCCCGCTGATGATGATGCATCTGAAATGCATGTAATATATACTCGTATAGACTCACCAGCAACAAATAGCTGGGTAAACCGGCAAACAATAGATGCTGTTACAGGTAGTGCAATCAGCGCTGGTGTTGTAATGCGTAGCGTTCAGATCACATCAAAAGGTATATATAGGAATGGTACTACATATTTTAACGTAGTTCATTCTAGCTCACTACAACCAACATATTTCACCATAACTCAAGGTGGTAAGGTTGTATCCAAATATACTGCCGGTCAAGGTGGTGATGATACTGTACAAGAACGAGTATCAAATTTTAGTTTAACGTCTACGTCTAATCTTTATGTATGTGGGGTACTAAAGAAAGGGCGGATAACCAGTGGTGATGGAACGGATCTCTATGCCGTTTTAAATCCGTATTTTGGAACCCTCGATTTAAGCGGGGCGCAAGCAATAACCACGACAGAGGTAAACAACAACCTACTGATCGGTGGGGGTATTCTGCGGTCATACGATGGGCAATCGGCAACAGAATATGGATTCCATTTGTACCCTGAAGGCGTTTCTATAGCGGAAACTACGGGCGGATCTATTCCAACAACATCAGGCCCTTACCTGATTCAAGTTGTATACGAATGGACTGATGCCCGTGGTGTCCGTTTCCAAAGTGCGCCGTCAATAGCACAGACAATAACTATGACTGGATCCAATAACCGTATCCAAGTAACTGTACCCTCACTTAGGATTACAGATAAAAACAGTGATACAAGTTTAACAGATAGATCAGCTATCAAGATCCGCGTATTTATGTCTGAAGCTAGCGGAACTATTCTACATTTTGCAACTGAGGTTGATAACCCGGATATTTTAACAACTGACTCAGTGACGATTAATGTCGATAATGTTGCTAGCCCTAGCGCTGAATTACTTTACACAACTGGTGGGGTTATCGAAAATATTGCCCCACCGGCCCATAGATACACTTTTACGCATAATAACCATATAGTATTAGTTGGGCTTGAAAACCCGCTTGAGGTGGCGATAAGCAAGGATATA